TGCTCTACGATCTCAATTCCAGCGGCCTCAATAGCACTGACACAGACCGGGCAGGGCTTTGCTAGGGCAGGGTTACCCTTGCTGTCCCAGCGACTGACGAAAATCCTATGTGCTTTGGTTAGGTCCTTGCAACGTATGATAGCATGGATCTCAGCATGCAAGAATTGCTTTTCAGGAAGCCCTGCTTTTTGTGCATGTAATGCTTGTAATGGATGGGTCTTAACATAACTGTTTTGACCCACCGAGATAACTCGTCCCCTCTTGTCATAAATGACTGCGGTAAGAGCCTGTTTTGCCATGTTACTTCTTCGAATTGTATATCGATTGGAACAGGCTAGCCAACACAGCGGCCGCAAGCCAAGTCTCAAACGTATATGGAATGGCTAGTGCGGGAAATAGAGTATTCAATGACCAAAGTGTTGCAATTGGTCCAAGAATAATAATTGCAATTGCAAATAGTACAAGTAGAAAAATCTTCATCATAGGTTCCTTAAAGTTTTGAAGCAAAATTGATCAGTTCCAAAACGTCATTGACATTTTGATAACCCTGAACATCGTCATCTTTGTAAGATACGAATTCTCGGTCAGGACCAAGCAATGCAGTTTCTACAGTAGTAGCCTGCTGAGGCTTACCGAACTGAGTGCGAAAATCTGCATCATAGTTTGAGCCATAGTTGCCTGGCCCAAACTGCACACTAACAGTGTACCCATTGTCAAAGGTAATCTGAAACCCTTTGTTATCATTAATCACAAACATGATTATATTCTCCTAAATTAATCCCAACGCTTCTTATCGCCGGCATCTTCATTATCATTATACCCTGCGGTATATGCAACGATATCTTCGGCGTTCATATCAGCCAATTCAACCTTCTCACTAGAGTAGGTAGCACCTTTATAATAGTGAGGATTGAAGCCTCTACCATAATAACTGTCTGCGGCACCACGATCATAAGGGCCACCGTGACGTTTATCATATTCCATTTACATACTCCAATAAGATTCGCTAGAAGGTGAGCAATAGTAGGGCGTATCATAACGCTCCTGAAAGGTCTTGCCCGACATTGCATTGGTACGGGTTACATAAGTTTCGTGAATTTTGTAACGGAAACCCTGACTAGCAAGCCAAGTGTTCTTGACAGTATGCTCCAGCATGCTGAGGTTGTCAGTGTTGTAGTCCTTCTTGAGGACCAGTCGCTCACCAGCCTTCGTGCGCTTGTCAGTCTTGTAAACTTCAACAGTGTAAGAAGTCATATCGATCTCCGTTTTCTCAGTCTATACATGTAGTATATGCCCAAAACGAATTAATGTCAAGCCTTTTTTATCCAAAATCGTAAAAAATTAGCCGTGAATTTTTATCAACGCAACAAGCATTTCGCTTGCTTTATTGAGATTGAAGTTCTCTTTTTTAAAGTGCCATAATTTTTTACGCTCTGCAACGTCTAGGGCCGACATTAGCATATACTTTTCATTTAAGTTTTTTGTTGAAATTAAAAGTTTGCTCATTTCGTGAATGTCAAAACTATATTCGACCCACTTAAGTGTGCTATTGATTTTGCGTCTGTTTGCTTTCATCTCACCTGTACTACTGGGAGAATACTTGATTGAATAACCTCTAGCAGTTAACATACATACCTTTCAGTCATAAAGATATATTGTATTACCAAAATGAATTACTGTCAACTAAATCGTTCTAACAAACTGGTAACGTATTCATCAGTGCTATCACCCAAATCATGATCCTCAGTGAACACGGCAACGTCACCAAACTTAGCAAGCCTACGTCCGGCAACGTCATTATCACACACTGCAACCACACGCCTGTTTAAACAGGTTAAGAAATTTCTTAGATCATGTGTGGGGTCGTTACTCAATGCGGCCAATGCGCTGTATCCACGCTCGGTTAAACGACACGCATCAAACACACCTTCAGTTAAGAAAACAACATTAGGACTTAGGTGTAAACTTTCAACACCAAACACCGCTAGTGTAGGTTGCTTTCTGTAAGTAAAATACTTACCTTCTTTAGGATTGTTTTGTGGCTTCTTTTCGCCTTCAGGACGATACTGCTGATATCCAACAAGTTGAGTACTTAAGTTGTACAAATAAAAGGTTGCAACACGTGCTTCCTCATCGACAACGGGTCTATGAAGGTTTAGGTCAACGTGCCTATCTTTTAAATGATCAACAACTAATTTCATGAACTTAGTATAACACTTTGCCCATTTATTGTCAACCGATAATTACACTGTACCCTCTGTATTCTGCGAATCGATTTCTAAGCATATTGTATTCAATATCTACAGCATCCTTAGTCCAGCCCTCATAAAGGTATGATACGACAAACGTATCATTTTTATAAATGTTTATTGCAAACAACGACCCATTGCTGGTATGAGGGGTCGCCGATTTCTTAATTGTTTTACGTGACACGACGACCTCCTCATAAGACACTATTTATTAAATGCGGTTCTTAATAACCTCGTCTACTAGACCATACGCCAGTGCTTCATTAGCACTCATGAAATAGTCACGTTCCATGTCCTTAGACAGTTCATCGAACGTCTTACCTGCACTATTGTGGTCAACATAAATCTGCGTCAATGACTTCTTCATTGCAAGAATTTCTTTGACTTGAATTTCCATGTCAGTTGCCTGACCACGTGCGCCACCGCTTGGTTGGTGAATCATGTGTCGTGCATTAGGAAGCATCTTACGCTTACCCTTAGCGCCTGCTTGTGCAAGTAATGAACCCATTGAACATGCCTGACCCATGACGATTGTAGTAATATCAGGCTTGACAAACTGCATTGTGTCATAGATTGCCATGCCAGCAGTTACACTACCACCGGGACTGTTAATGTAAAGATAGATATCCTTAGTATCATCTTCGCTTTCTAGGTATAGCAATTGTGCTACGATAAGATTAGCCATTTGGTCATGCACTTCGCCTTCAAGCAAAATAACACGATCCTTAAGTAGGCGACTGTAAATGTCGTATGAACGCTCACCACGTGAGGTCTGTTCAAGTACGATTGGAACTAAACTCATGTAAAATCCTTCTGTTGTTGTAGAGTATTAATAGTACTATGATTATGAACCAAATGCAAGTGTTATGGTTATATTAATTTGACCGAACCTACACATTGGCGTTTTCTAAGTAATGTTATCAAATCCATTGGTGGATTAATTAACTTTGCTAATGGGATATTACCTGGTCTGTTATATGGATGGCTATAGTTGTACCCATGACCTACGTAATAGGATTCGTTTTCGTCATAGTGTTTCTTGTATAGTTTACGCATATTCAACCATGTTTGGTGAGATGTTCCATATAACCTAACTACAAAATCTGCACTGAAATGTCTAAATGGTTTATAAGCATTAGGCTGTACATGTTGATCATTGTCAATTGCTAAATCTTGTAACGTTTTACCAATTTCAGTATACAACAAATACAATGTACCATACTCAAATAAATCATTGAAGTGTTGGTAATCTTCAAGTTCTAGTGTGAACTCTTCGCCCTTTTCTAATCCATAGTATGTTACCATGTGTGTTGGCAACTGCTTTCGTACTGAGCCTTCTGCTCGTCCTTCACAACGATGCACTTCTAAATTTAATTGTGCCAGTGCTTTCTTAACATCATCGGGTGCATTTTCAAAAAACTCATGAGGCGTGTTCAATGTACCGTGATAGACTTCAAAGATATTATGTAGGTAATTTAGGGTATCTTGGTCAATGTTATTAATATCAACTCTTCTATTAACCATACCTGGTGCATAGTTATCAATCGTGTCACAGCATTGATTGATTGCTGTTACTGCCCTAAAACGTTCTGTTTCTAAATCATCAAAGCCATAGAAACGCTTTGGGTCGTCAATTGGAATATTCTGTTCCAATGCATATGCTAGTCGATTAGCCCAACGTTGAACAATAGGAAAATCATTAAGTTTGTATCTTAATGTAAGTGGTTCAACGTCATTGGTAGGACTAACGTATTCTATGTGCAATTCTGTGTACATAGAAATATATAGTCTAAGTTATACTTTGCGTAATTTTCTACCTACGTCACCAACTGTCGGTGTGGCTTTTTTAATTGGGGGTAAAGATTTCTTTGCTGATTTACCGGCAATCTGTGCTGACTTGTCTAAGAAATCTTTCTCACTGGCTTTTGGTTCGCCCTTAGTTTTTTCTGGCTTTTCAATACCGTCACCCTTTGCACTGGCTTTACTTCCGCCACCAGCCAATGAAACCTTAGGCATCATTTCTGATTCGGGTGCATAGATATAAACTGAATCGTTTTTAATCAATCCAGCCATGTCATCGTAGTCAGTGAAGTATTGCGCTCTTTCAGTTGGAAGATCCATTAATAATAAACCTTCGAAACCTGATAGTGCTTTATAGTTATCATAACCAGTACGTAAATGTTCATCAATGATATCTGGTGTATCACCTTGCATCAATGCTTCTTTGTATGCTTTATTGTTGACACCAGTGAATACACCGTCAGCAATAATCTGTGCTACTTTAGGTAATACTTTTGGATCAATATTTGGTCTGTATACATTGACCCAATTGTCAACGCTTAAACGTGCGGGAATTTCTAGTCCACTTGCTTCTTCAATTGCTTGCTTGATAGCAGGTAAGTTCATATTAGATTTACGTGTGTTTAGCCAGCGACCACCGGAACTTACTCTAGTCTTAACTTCAACAGGTTTACCATTAACAAGAATATCACCACCGCCTACTTCACGACCACTCCACTTGATCTTTGGACTCATAATAGCAAGTGCTACTTCGCCTGGGCCAACACCCTGTGAGGTCAATCGAACACTTAAGTCTTTAAGCAATTCTGTAGGGAATCCGGGACCAACTAATTCTTCAAACGTATGGTCACCACCATCAACTAGCATACCTACGTCAATAATACCTTTGGGGAATTTTTCTAAAAATGCATTCTTTTGCTCAATACTAGCATCGCTTTTAATGATAGCATCTGTGATCTGACTGATAAAGTTTTTTGCATCGGAATCTGTACCAACAACTTTAGCAATACGTTCGTCAATATTACCTGCTTGTAACACCTTAAGAACTTGATTTAAAACAGTACCCTCTTGGGTGTCTTTTAAAAGGCTCGCAATGGCTTTCTTTAGGGAATTAACATCCCCTTCATCTTTTGCTTCAAGTAGGTTAATAATGTCTAGTAAATCACGCATAGTAAATGTATTTATGCATTTTAACATTTAAAGAAGTTTTGGTGTAAGAACCATTTACGCATTCTATGATGACGTTTTAATGCAATTCCATGCTCTGCTAATCTGTCACGGTATATATAAAAACTTGGACCATGACTCATAAGAGGTTCCATGCCCTTACGCATACGCTTTTTACTGTTAATATCCCACTGATATTGGTGACACATTTCATGTGCTAACGTGTCGATAAGCCATTGTTTACAAAACCACTTATTGAATAGATAGATTCTGACATTAGATTTCTTGACTTTAAGATTAGGCCTAAAATCTTTAGCCTCACACATACCCCAATAATCTCGGGAATGATTAAAAATAATGAATTCTGGAGTAGGTAGTTTATTGTCAAATATAGTTTTATTCAATAAACGAAATAGGTGTCTGACTTCTTTAATGTTAGTTCTGTAGACTAATCTCTTTTGTGCAGAAATCGAGGGCAGTTCTGCGCTCATGTATTCTTTAAGTTTTCTGGAACTCATGGCATCTCCCAAATATGCATATATTTATTATCACTGACTTGCGTAAAATTTGCAGTTATTTAGGAAAAAATAAAAGGTTACTGATCCCGATTAAATATATTTTTAGGAGAAAAAATATGGAACTTTTATTAGGTTTAATCGTATTGGGCGTTGCGGGCTATATTGCTTATCAACACTTCAATAAAGAAAAGCCAAACGGTTCACACCCATTGGACAGTGTGACAAAATCACCTGTCGTGGAAACTGTACCAGTGCCTGAAAAGGTAGAGGAAACTAAGGTATTTGTTGCTAGTACTGCTCACGAAACAGTACCCGTAATCAATACACCAAAATCTTCGGCTCCAAAGAAGACCAAGGCAGCAAAGAAGCCGGCAGCAGCCAAGCCAGCCGGAAATGCTAAGCCTAGGGCTCCAAAAAAGCCAAAGATGACCGTTGTTAAGTAAAAATGCAAGATATCGGGTTTGATATTATAACAGACCTAAATCTATCCCCTGAGGATAGTTTTAACTGGGAGGGCAAAGCAACAAGTTTGTATTGCTTAGTATCTGGAAACGTTAGCAGTGACCTTAGAACAGTACTACAAACGCTTGCCCATCTCAGTAGATTTTATCATGGTGTATTCTATGTTCCCGGCCCATTAGAATACATGACTTCCCCTGACATTGAAGAACGCACAGACGAATTATCTGCTATTGTTGATCAGATTCCTAAAGTAGTCATGCTACATCAAAGTGTAGTAATTATCGATGGCGTTGCAATTCTTGGTGTCAACGGTTGGAATAATGCAGTAATGTCCGATTCACTAAGTGTTAGTGAGATGGAATACAATTCTGCTAGATTACAGGATATGTCGTATCTGCATCAGTCAATCAAAAAACTTCAAAAACATTTAGATGTTAAGAAGATTATTGTAATGACTAATGCGATACCAGACGGGGATTTATATTTCGGTGAAGCACCTGAGATTTCAAACAATCAAATACCACTCAATGTTGTATTAACTAGTGATACTGAAAACAAAGTTAGATATTGGGTGTTCGGGAACTACGAAAAAATTACTGATACATATATACAAGATATTAATTATATCAACAATCCTTATATTCGTAAAACTCCCTACTGGCCCAAACGTCTAACAATATCAGTTTGAAGATTCTGCTTCAACCTTGATTTGAAGCGGATAGCCTTTGGCTCTAGCATCTAGAGTAACCTCAATGCCCTTCTGCTCTGCAATCTCATAGGGAAGAACAGCGACAATTGCGCTACCCTGTTCATGGATATCTTTAGTGATTTGAGTAGCAGTATCAGGATTATAGTTAAAGTATTCTACAAGACTATCAATAACGAATTCCATTGACGTTTGATCATCGTTGATATAGATGATTCGAAACAAGGGAGGTTCTTGTAGATTTACGTTAGGCTTAATCTTACTCTTTGTTTCTGCATTTGCCATATTATTTTACCTTTATAAAAGTTAGTAGACGGCACCATACCGTCTACTAACAAACTACACTATATTATTTATTGTAAGAAATTGCAATCTTCTTGGGCTTTTTTTCCTCAGGAATTTTGCGTTCGAGGCTAATAGTTAGAATACCATTAGCAGTATGCGCTTCTACAATCTCAACGTGATCGGCAAGTGTAAAAGTACGCACAAAGTTGCGGGCTGAAATACCGCGATGCAAGAACTCTAGGCCCTCACGGGTATCTGCTGCCTGCTCACCCTTGATAGTAAGTTGATTGTTCTCAACTTCGATATCAATCTCCCCGTCACGGAATCCAGCGACTGCTAACTCAATAGCAAACTGGTCATCAGTGTACTTGATTACGTTATATGGGGGATAGTTTGTGTTCGCCTGCTGTGATGTTACTCTATGCAATTCGTCAAAAATATTGTCGAAACCGACTGCAAATTTGTGAATTGATGGAATATCGAGGGAACGAAGGGTTAATTCTCTAGTCATGATTTATCTCCTTATTAAGCAAGACTAATTTTAATTGTAGACCCGACCATCGGCATCTACAATATTATTTATTATATACGATTGCGTAAAAAAAGAAAGTATTTTGGGGAAATATTTAGATAAGTGGTACTGGATTTTTTACTAAATCTACATCAATGCTTACTGTAGTAATAGAATTATCCTTGTACTTCTTAGTGTGATACATGTGGGGTAGCAATATACGTTCGATTTCAGTCTGCAATCCACGTGCGCCTGTCTTTAAATCAATGCAATTTTGTGCAATCTGTTTAATTGCGTCTTTAGTAAATTTAAGTTCAATTCCATCGATAGAAAACAGATACTTGTATTGATCAATAAAACTGTTTTTTACGTCAGTTAATACTTCTATTAGTTGATCAATTGTAAGTTCTTCAAGTGCAATTGTAGTAGTAAAGCGACCAATGAACTCTGGAATCATGCCGAATCTAGTCAAGTCATCGGGTGTAGCCTGCTCAAGTTTAACTGGATCAGATTTAGATTTAACCTCTGCACCGAATCCAATACTAGAACCTTGTATTCTATTTTTAATTACCTCGTTTAACCCAACAAAGGCGCCACCTGCAATGAATAAGATGTTCTTAGTATCAACTTCAATCATATCACCTTGTGGATTTTTGCGCTTGCCACCTGACGGGATACGACACTTTGTACCCTCAACTAACTTAAGTAGTGCTTGCTGAACGCCCTCACCGCTTACGTCACGTGTGATACTAGTACTTTCACTCTTACGTGCAATCTTGTCAATCTCATCGATGAAAACGATTCCACGTTGGGCCCGTTCAATGTCACCGTCTGCTAGTGATAATAGCATGCCGATCATTGACTCAACATCTTCACCGACATAACCTGCTTCGGTTAAACTAGTTGCATCCGCTACCACGAAAGGTACATTCAAGTATTTGGCTACTGATTTGGCAAGTAATGTTTTACCTGAACCGGTTGGTCCAATTAACAATACATTACCTTTGGCAATTTCTAAATCTTTTGGGGGATTATTAATTCTTTTGTAGTGATTAGCAATAGCCACACTTAATACTATCTTAGCATTTTCTTGACCAATCACGTGGTCATCCAAATGGTCCTTGATACTGTATGCATCAAAGTCTTTAGTATCTTCCTTTTTTGGTTCTTCTATAGTTTTGTCGTCAACAATAAGTTGGTTGCACAAATCAATGCAATCACTACAGATTGAAACATCGTCACCTACGATTAGTTTTTTGACCTCGTCCTTGTGATGACCACAGAAAGAGCAATGTGTTAATTTCTTTTCTGACATAACTATACTTATCTATACCTATTCTTGTGGCAATCTTTATTACTAACTACGCTTAATGAGATATTATCAATATCGCTAACGTTTATGGCTTTGCCTCTTCCCAATTCTACTCTTATTTCGTGCTTTTCTACTTCATTACCGTAAATTTTCAAGTCATTAGAACTTCCAATGCCATAAAATGATCGTTGCCTTCCTGACAAATATTTAGGAAATACGCATATATTTATTACGTGATTATTACTTACTTTACTAATAGTTAATAATAATCTTGGTTCGCTGTCACCTATCAATGATTCTCTTACTAACTTAATTCTAGACATATCATTGAAATAGTAAACATCCGTGTTACCCAATACTAAATCTTTCGGGTCTTTTCCCTCAACAACTATCCTACCCTGACTAGGACGAAAGAAATTATATTCGCTATCCTTAGTATGTCGCAATGTCTCATTCAACGCAGTAATGAATTTATAGTTCCATCTGATCTCATATGGTACTACCAATAAGACACCTCGATTATTATCAGTTTTAAACTGATATCTTCCTTGATTGACGGTAAACGCATGTTTAGGATAAGAATGGAATAAAGATTTGATCAAATCATCACCACGCTCACGCTCATAAAAATACGTGTCTATTTGTATTTGATGATTGTGATTATCAAACTTATTAACGGACTTTGGTTCAGTAAGCAAAAAATCTCTAAGTTTACTTTCAGAAACGTTTACTTCCATTAATAATGTTACATTCTTTTCACTAGCAACATTTGATAAAATTTTGAAACTCTCTACATAGCCAGCACTATATGTTTGTATGTTGTTACGCACCATTGCAAAGTTACGTTGTTCACGTTCACTAATTGCAATAGTGCCTAACTTATATTCAACAGCAGTGCGAAAACCATTTAGTTTCGCCTCTTCAAATGTTTCACCTGCACTAGTTACATTAATAGGCTGTGCAAAACAATTTAGAGGTACCAGTAACGCAAATACAATGCGCCACATGATTTAGTTTCCAGAGATAAGACCGCGGATCTTTCTTAAATCTTCTGTGTCATTCTTAGACCAGTTGATAGTGCATGCAATTGTCTTGCCATTTACTACATTGGTATTGACTACTTTGAATCCAACCAATCGACCTTGTGCATTAGTTGTCACTGTACGAACCATGTCAATATCACTATTAACAAGTGCTTCTTGGATACTAAAGTTAGTGTCTTTGTCTGGATCAGTAGTGGACATTGAAACCTCATCACCTTTCTCAGTGCGAGACTTCATGCGATCCTTTTGATTTTCATTTTGACGGCTACGCAATTTACTAATACGTGAATCAGTTACGTTATCACCGAACACATAACTAATTACGTTAGCACGTGCATTATCACATGCTTGCAATGTAACAGTTTTTTGAATTAGATTAGTAGCGCCAACACTAGGTTGAACTCCTACTGCTTCAATAGATTCAATGTTACACTTTTTGTTATTCCACAACCAACCACATTGCTTTGTGATTTTAATTGTTTCACCGGGAATATTAGTTTTAAAAGTTTGAGACTCAATACTAGATATCTCACCTTTACTAGGACCTTGACTTGCACAACCGGCGAATGTAAGTGCAACGACACCCAACAACAAACGACTTTTCATAAATCCTCCAATGGAGTTAGTTAATTACAAGTACTATTGTATAGTAATGAGTGTTTTCTATCAAGTATTTTGGTTACGTAGATATTCTTCGATTTGGGCACGTTCGTTGTCGGATAGCAACTCAACGTCATATTCGCCACCGTCGATTTTTTGGATTAAGAACTTGATATATTCTTCGTCATATAGATATGAATCAGACTGTTCTTTGTTGATTTCAATCCATTTATTGCTATCAAACTTATAAACACGATTTGGGAGCATGTCTACACGTACAAATACATCACCTTTTTTAGCGATCTTTGGGAAGATGGTTCCAAAGTTTGTGCTGATTTGATTTGTAGAATCGGCAGTTAACGCAAAGAATTCTGGGTGCATTGCTTCTAGTGCTTGTCTAGATACTGACTTGCCCTCAAACTCAATATATCCACCGCCGGTCTCGTTTAGTGTCACACCTTCTGTTCTAATGATTGGGGCTGGTTTTGTTGGCTTTGGCTCTTCAACAACTGCATCTTCAACTGGTTCCAATTCACCATCGACTGCATTTGTATCGACCACAAGTGTTTCGAGTACATCTGTTCCCACCACTGCATCGTTTTCAACAACTGCTGGTTCATTATCTGTTGGTAAAGGTTGTTCATCATCTATCCTTTCGATAGTAATTTCTTCATTTGGTTCAAATGTATCGGCTGGATGTTCACCAGGATCATCAAACTTCATAGACTGTGTTGGCTCATCTTCAATAAAAGGACCATCGATTACGTCACATTCTTTATTTGGGCAAAACGGTCCAATGCCAGGTGCATCAATCAATGTAGTTCCACATTTATAACAAGGGTCTAACTTGTCATCACTTTCTTCTGCAACATTTTCTTGTACTGCAGGTTCTATTACAGGTTCTGGAGTCGGTGCGGGTGAAGGTACAATCTCATCATCCTTCTTTTCTTCGTCCTCACGCATCCATCTGAAACTATGTTGAGCCGCTATAACCATTGTAAGTGCTAATGGGTCAAATACGAAAACGATAAGAATAATCATCCATCGTACAGCACGTTCTAGTGTGTTAGCATCTGGATTATCACCGTAAATCATAGCGGCGACATACTTGATAGGACCTACTTCTGCTTCAACTTTACGTAGTTGTGCAGAAATAGGTGCTTTTTCTTCTTGAATCTTTACAATACGTGCCTGTGCCTCTTCAATCTGTTTAGTTAAATCAGCACGTTCTTTGGCTTGTGATTTACGTACTGCTACAGCACGTTCAGCACCACTCTGTGAGAACACACTACCATCACGTTGTTTAATTTCTTTATCTTTACTTGCAGTAATACCTATAACTGCATCGTCCATCTGCTTCAATAGACTACGTGCGGCATCGATATTTTGACGCTCGTTGGCAATCTTTTCATCAAGTAAGGCTACTTGAGCCGCTTGATCACCGACAGGTACACCCTGATCAATGTGGGCCTTAGATAGGAATCCAAAGATACCCATACTGGTTAGTAATGCTAATGCCATAACAGCAGGCACTAGATATAGTTTAAGCGTCCAGCCCGCACGATCCCAATAACGGTGTAGCCATACAGTGGCTACTACTTTAGCGACTTCTAATGCGCCGCCCATGATAATAATAGGAATAACAGCAGCCGCAAAGATTGCAGTTAATCCTAAAATACTGTACCATGCCGCGATGGTACTTAAGGTAAGTGCTACCAATAAGGTTAAGGCAGGAAGGCTAAAAATTCTCTTCAAAAAAGTCATCTAGTATTTAGCCCCTGTGGACCTTAAATCTATAGACTTATTTGAAAAGATGTCCATATGTATCCATAAACTCTTCTAGTGACATAATCATCTTTCTAGGTATGCCAGGACCTTGTTGAATATGATATGTCACCCAAGGTCCTGTCTCACGGCGCTTTACTTGAATGACTTCGATACTATCTCCATCATCGAAAGTAAAACTTTTACCGATTAAATCTTGACCTTGACTGTAATCATATGGTTCAAAATCTTCTTCAATCATTCATCGTCCTCAAACATAGCATCAATTTCTGCCATGCGCTTCTTTTTTGCTTCTTCCTCAACAACACCGTGTTCAGTTAGTTCAAGGTCACTGTCACACATTGGGCAGACATGTTTGGCTTCGTCATACGAATTGCCTTCACTATCTTCCCATTGCCATTCAGCATCGTAACTTTGGCCCTTCCACTTACACTTAGTACACTTGTGAGTTGGTTCAGGTGGTGCATCAGGAGTGACCCAACTAGACTCGTCACCTAGTTCGTAAGTAACATCATAGCCGCCCTTGCGATCGGTCCAGCAGTCATCATACTGAAAATCCCATTCGATCTCTACATCATTCTCATAGGCATCTTCGATAACTTGATCAACGGACTCATCACCTGATTCAATATCAGCAAGTTTCTGTGCAATTTCATCCTCATCTAAATCAGGATAAATTTCACTTAATAGTGCTTCATCAAGTTCAATAGCATATTGTCTATCGTGCTGATGCCATTCATGTTTTACAATTGTTACCATTTTATTCTCCAAAAATATATTGATTCATTTTGCGCTTTGTAGTCTCTTCATCCTTCATAGCACACTCAAAGCAAATCTCTTCATCATTAGGACCATATGGTCTGCACTCTTCAATTATCCCGCACATTTCACAACGTTGTGGTGCTTCTTCCTGAATAATACCTAATCCACTCATTTCTTTTCCTCGTAAATTTCTCAATTATTGAAATGCAGAATGAACATTAGAAATGTTTTCCAAATAAGCAATATACGGAAAACCACTTCCAAGTTTTAGGTTGCGTGTTACGCCAGGACACTTGATTAGGATTCTCACGCCAACTCATACCATCAGGTCCCCATTGCCAATGATATGTACCGAATCTAATATTAAACCAAAGATTGCTCATGTGTTTCCTAATCCTTTGAAAGTATTTTACGATCTGCTACACCACAACAACCGCATATGCGATATTGCTCTACATAATCATATGCACTACGCCTAGTCTTAACAGGATCGCCCCATTTTAGCCAAGTATGAATTCTTAACCGACAAAGCCACTGTCTAGTAGCAAACAATGGTTCTTCACGCAATGCCCTTGCAATATTTTCTTGGGCAATGTTCATTACTTGTCATCCCTAAAACGAACAAAGCGAGGGAAACGCAAACTATAAGTACCATCTTGATTCTGTGTAATCACATCACACAAGATTTCAACTGTACGACCAATAACCATATTGCGATCATTCCAAAGACTATCTCTATCAGCATCACTGAAACCAGAGCCAACATTGACAGAAATCTCTTTGCCGTCATCGGCTCCAGCACAAACCAATGCACCAAGTCTTCCCACATTTCTACCAGTTCCCTCTTCGACACCTACGACCTCCAAATCAACAGTGATAGTTGGCTTCCACTTCATCCAAAAAGTATTACGCTTACATTCATAAGGTGCATCAAGGTCTTTGATCATGATGCCTTCGAATCCTGCATTCACGTTATCCTTAGCATAACGCTCAAGTTGATCTTTACCTTCAAACGTATCAAGGTCAACTGTAATGTGAGGTAGCAATTCTACGTTAGGCATTTCATTGATAACAGGCCTAATTGCTTCAAGCAATGCAATACGCTTTTTAAGTTGTGCGTTCCAATGACCTCTGCGAAAATCTTGCAATGGGATAACGTCAAAGATATTGAACACGCTATCATTAGCCTGCACGTTTTCTTTTCGGCGAGCTTGACGCATTAGTTCTTGAAAACTATTACCAATCACTTCGCCATCGAAAACAAATCCTTCAGTCAATGCACGTGATTCATCTTTTGCTTTACCTGATGCACGAACAATCTTAGTAAAGTTCTCACGAACCTGATCTTCGATATGCGTAAAGTTTTCAAAGACCTTACCATTGCGGCTATAGCAAGTAGTCAGTACTTCACCAAAGTCAGTGTGAATGACCGTCATCAATACACGCACACCGTCAAGTTTAGGTTCAAGACGCTTAGTACCACGCATCTCAGGACGACCTTCACTGTTAGTTGCGAGTTGGCAACCAAACACTGGAATCTCGTAGTCAGTACCCTTACAGATTTTATTGATAGTAGTAGAACTAATGCCTGCCCGCATATCACGGCGAATCAATGGGGCGCAAAACTTATTCCATTCTACACTATCGAACCTCTGAGACATTTCTTCAATAGCATCCCGTGCGGCATGACCAGTCAATACACGTTGACCTAGTTCCTTCAAAAGTAATTCAAACTCTTCCCAAGGGTTTTCGCTATCAACTTCGGTACTGTCTTCAAAGAGAATATCAGGAACTTGTCTAACACCAAATGTTACATATGGGTTGTAGCAAACCTTCAGCAAAGTTAGAAAACGCTGTGCATTGACACTACCTAGTTTAGCGGCACTAAGGGCTTGCTTAAGTACGTCCTCTTTGTGTAGACGACCATCTGATTCATTAAGTTTTGCGATCCAACTTGCTGACATATAATTTCCTATTACTTAAAGGGCCACGCACTATTTGGGTTTAGTTTGGGCCTGTTTTCTAGTTTAATATTCTCTTCAATGATTTCATTATACACATCTTCATCGATAATGTCAACAGTAAAGGGGCCATAAATCTCTACATAATCATCTTCAACTTCCCAATCGCTGTAGTCATACAACCAAGCGGCATTAGTTCTACCATCAGGATCTTCTGGGTCACCGTTACACCAAAGATTTTCGATTTCTTCCTTTTCCTCGTCAGTGAAGTCACCGTCAAATTCAAAGTCAATACTGATACCATCATCTAGTTCACAACCCCAACCCAATTGAGTATTGACAATGATACATGTATCCTCTGCATAAATCGGTTCGTCTAGTTCACGGAAGCCTTGCCCCCAACGATATAGTTCACGTACAACAAAACCTCGAACATTACCTTGTTCATCAGTTTTGTAAACGTCATAGACAGCATAGATAGATTTCTTATCTACTGGCTTAATGCGATATAGTTTAGCCATTTTATCTCCTTAATATAATTGTGGTTCTGTAGAAGGTTCACCATTCAGAACTTTCCAAGTTTCTTCTTCGGTAGAAAAAACTAAACCTTTACCTTCAAGCACAGCCCTTCGTTGACTATCAGATAAATTAGTCCATGCTTCAACTACTTCGTAACTACCCCGAGCCATACTAGGCACATAATCATTTATCCAACCTACCAATGCTTTGAATGCTTCAACTGTGTTACTCGGATGACTACGCATGATAGCACCACTAAAGTCATTAGCCAGAACACTTGTGAAACAACTACCCGGTTGATATCCATACACAAGGTAGTTAAACATAGGATCGGCAAAATCTTTAGGGACACTCCAGTATTGAAATGTCTCTAGGATTTTGTTACGACTGTATTTTGTCAAGTTCATTTATTTGCTTGCTCTTGCACTGTTTCTTTAACTTTGTTAACGCCATTGTCTGCTAGTTTAGCAATACCACTAAAGCCTACTGTGGATACAATGATACCAAAAATAAATCCATATAGAAATTGCATTAAATCACCTTAACACGGTTGAGTTGAGTAGAATCGTCACGATGAGCCTTGACAGTACCAGCAATCTTAATACGCTTGCCGGCATTCATGCTATCCTTGTAACTGAAAAACACCGCCTGATTCTTGTCTGTAATACCAGTCACAAAGTAGGTGTTGTAGTTGCGAGAATAGATGCACTTGACAACCTCGATATCAAGTGTAATCTTGTTGCCAGGGCTACTGATGAACCCACCATCAGCATCACGGACGCGGGCGTTGGCATCATCACGTACCTTAGCACGGAGATAGCAACTGGGGAGGCTAGCAATGACAGCAACATCATACATCGATTCGATGGTGTCACGGTTAGCAATGGTCATGGCAGTGTTATCAAAATCATTCAGTTTGATACCCTGCAAAATCTTGAAGGTCAGACCCTTGTAGTATGTGCGAATGTTCTCGCCTTCATCACGATCAGCCTGAGTGATAAGGTCGGTGTTAGCGAGGAAAGTGTCAATGATCTGCCGATTGGTCTGAACACCTTCGACCGGCTGATAGTTCTCGTCAACAGGAATCGATTTGAGGTATGCGTTGTTGATACGCTGTGCCGCGGCAGACGCACCCCAAACATCATTAGCGTTGAAGTTCAGAACAGGACGTTGATAGCGAGCCATTTGTAATTCCTCTTTATCAGTTTCAATACTATGTATTATACACCCAAATCTATTATTTGTCAAGCCTTG